GTCTAATAGTAAACAAACATATTCTTTTTATGAAGGTCTTGCTAAGTTAAAAGGTAAGTATTTTAAAGAAGACCTTAAAAAAATGTATAAAGAGCAAGGAAGGACAACAAAAAATGCCAGGAAAAAAAGAACCTAATTATCAACCAACTAGCAGTGGTGCTATCGCTGATGTAAATTTTTCTATGCGTGTTCAAGAAGCAAATGAAAAAGCTCGTAAGGAACAAGAAAAGTTTATTGAAGAGCAGCTTAATGATAACCGTGGACGTATGGGTAGAGAGTAATGCCACTAGCTAAAGGCAAAAGCAAAAAAGCTGTCAGTAAAAATATTAAAATGCTTAAGAAAGAGGGTCGTTCTCAGAAGCAAGCTGTAGCTATTGCATTATCTAAAGCTGGTAAAAGTAAAAAGAAGAAAAAGAAATGAGTAACTATACAAAACCAGAACTGCGTAAGCGTATTGTTGCTCGGATTAAAGCAGGAACCAAAGGCGGTAAGGCTGGTCAGTGGTCTGCACGTAAAGCTCAGTTAGCTGCACAAGCTTATGAAAAAGCAGGCGGTGGTTACAAAGGTGGTAAAGGAAAGAAACAAAAGTCATTAAGCAAATGGACAAAAGAAGAATGGGGAACCAAAAGTGGTAAGCCAAGTACACAAGGCAAGAAGGCTACGGGCGAAAGGTACTTACCAAAAAAAGCAAGGCAGGCACTCTCATCGTCAGAGTATGCGAAGACTACGGCAGCGAAAAGAAGAGGAACTGCAAAAGGAAAACAATTTGTTAAGCAGCCTAAAGCTATAGCTAGAAAAACAGCTAAGTATCGTAGAGCAGCAAAAGGTGGTTTGATAGGAACACATAATAGGTTATACTAAGATATGGCAGAAAAGAAAAAAGATTCAAGACTAGCACGTGCAGGTGTAAGTGGTTATAACAAACCAAGGCGTACACCTAATCATCCAAAGAAGTCTCACATTGTTGTGGCTAAAGAAGGCGATAAGATTAAGACTATCCGCTTTGGAGAGAAGGGTGCAAGCACCGCAGGCAAACCAAAGGCAGGTGAGTCAGCACGTATGAAGGCAAAGCGTAAATCATTTAAAGCTCGTCACGCAAAGAACATTGCTAAAGGTAAAATGTCAGCAGCGTATTGGGCAGATAAGGTTAAGTGGTAATGGCTATAAGTAGAGCAGCGACCAGTCAGCAGGTGAGCAAACCTGGTATGAAAGGTAGGTGGTCTAATAATAATAAGTCTACTGGCACATGTCGTCCAAGAGGCGCAGGTCAGATGGCTCAAAGGCAGACTGGTCGCAACCAATCAGGACATAACAGACTATATTAAAGGAATACTAGATGGCAAAAGGAATGGCACATTATTTTAGAGATGGCTCTAAACATAAAGGAGGCACACATAAAATGTCTGATGGTAAGCTACATAGTGGAGCAAGACATACTGCGGCAAGTAAACCTCTTTATCATTATTCAGAGCTTTCTAAAACTGCACAAACTAAAGCCAGAAAAAGGAGAACATAGATGGCAACGTCAGGTACATATAGCTTCTCAATGGATATTGACGAAGTAATTGAAGAAGCCATGGAAATGATTGGCGGTGAAGCTACACTTGGTAATGAGCCAAGGTCTGCTCGGCGCTCTATCAACCTACTTCTCCAAGACTGGCAGAACCGTGGCATCCAGCTATGGACTGTTGGAACTACTACTGTTACTGTAACAACTAGTGTTACGTCTTATGTGCTAAGCGATGAGAACATTGACGTTCTTGAGGCTGTAGTAAATCGTGACGACATTGACTTACAGCTAGAACGTATTAGCATGGAAGAATATCTGAAAGTTCCACGCAAAGGTCAGACAGGTCGTCCTACTCAGTTCGCTGTACGTAGGGAGCGTGACCAATCAAGAGTATATTTGTGGCCTATCCCTGAGAACAGCACAGATGCAATTAAGTTTGAAACTGTAAAATATTTCCAAGATGTGTCTAAGTCTTCACAGACTGCTGACATCTCTCGTAGGTTCTATCCTTGTCTTACAGCAGGTACTGCTTACTTCATGTCAATGAAACGTCCTGGTGTTGATGCTGGTCGTATTCAAATGATTAAAGGTGAGTATGAAGAAAGATTGTTAAGAGCGCAGGAAGAAGATAAAGAACGGGCAAGCATGTACATTCTTCCTCGTCTGAGGTAGTGACATGGGAGCAACTAAAGCATTAGGTCTTTGTGACATCTGTGGATTCAGATACGAACTTAAAAGCCTAAAGAAAAATAGTTATGGTATGATGGTATGCTCAGCCGATTACGAGGGCAAGTTTGACCAGAAGAACCACCCACAGAATAGAATTGCAAGGGTAACTGAAGATTGGTTTGTTAAAGACCCAAGACCACAAGTACCTTCATTAGTATCGGCAGTCCCTGTTTCATCTTGGCTACCGCCATACCCATAGGAAAGTAAATGGCTAAAGGAAAAAATGTACAAGCTGAATGCGATATTTGTGGGTTTGCTTACCCACGTAGTAGATTACGCAAGAATAGCTTTAACTTGTGGGTCTGTCCCTCTGACTGGGATGGCAGCTACGACAGAGTTAACCATGCACAAAACAAAGTGCCAAACATGCGAGACAGAAGCCAATATGTGATGAATGCAAGACCAGACCCAAACATTGACAGAGGCATTACTTGGGACAAAGCTACACAAAGATATACCACAATATACCAGTGGGAGTTGGTAGAGATAAGTTGGAATAATGTATAATGACTGATTTAACTGGCAAGCTAATTGCTAACACATATAAAGATATTCTTACGGTAGATACCAGCACCACTAACTCTGGGCTAGATAACAACCTACGTAAGGTACAAGATGGTGCAGGTAATAGTTCATCTTTAAAACTTTCACAGACTGCCGCTGCCTTTACTGGTAACGTAAGTGTCAACGGCAACCTGAACGTTGAAGGTACATTTCGACCTGACTATATCAGTACTAGTGCGTTAGAAGTTAAAACAATTAGTGCCACTAATATTACAACAGATACATTAACAGCTGGTAATCTTACTTTTCAAAACGTAAGTGTAAGCAGCCTACGTACAGGTGACTTATATGCAGCCACTATTAGCGCAGGCACAATCAGCGCTACCAATATTAATGCTACAAACATTACAGTAGATGGTGATGGTGTAGCCACTAGCAGTGCTTTAGCTTCCGTAAATGCTGCACTTGTTTCTGTTGAGGCAGTTATTTCAAGTAACATTGTATTTGTTCTTGAGGCTCAAGCATCAGTGCTAACTGTATTAGCAGGACTATCTGCAACAGATACGCAACTACAAAACAATATTAATTTAGTATCTACTACAGTATCTGCAGTTAATGTTCAAGTAGGAATTAATGCTAATCAAATAAACACACTAAGCACTTCTATTGCTGCTAATGCTTCAGCCATTGCTGTTAACTCGGCAGCTATTACTTCTATCAATAGCTTTATATCTGCTGGTGCTTTTGCCAGTGCAGGTACATCAGCTACATTAGAAACTAGGATTGCAGCTGTAAGTAGCACGATGGCTACTAGTATTAATAATAGTAATACAGCTATTACTAATCTATCAGCTACTCTTGAGTCTCGTATTGCCTCTACCTCATCGACTTTAGAAAGTCATATTAACACAGTTTCGGCCACCTTGTCAAGTACTAATGTTGCATTACAGACAAGTATTGCAAATAGTAACTCAGCAATTACAGCCTTGTCTGCTACTATGGCAACTAGTATTTCAAATAGTAATTCAGCAATTACAGCTTTATCAGCAACGATGGCAACAAGCATTGACAATAGTAATGTGGCTATTGCGGCGAATACTTCATTAATCACCGCACTCTCATCAACACTAGAGTCTAGGATTGCCACAGTAAGCTCTACAATGGCATCAAGCATTGCTTCGGTGTCAAGTACCCTAAACACACGTATTGCCTCTGTATCGTCTACTATGGCCACTTCTATAGCCAATAGTAATTCTGCGATTGCAGCGTTAAGCGCAACAATGGCGACAAGCATTGCTAATCACTTACCATTAACAGGTGGCACACTTACTGGTGCTTTAACTCTTAATGCAGACCCAGCAGCTGATTTACAAGCAGCTACTAAACAATATGTTGACAATTTAACTGCATCAGGCATTCACTTCCACCAATCTGTTCGTGTAGAAAATCCTGGCGCACTGACTGTTACATATAACAATGGTACTGCAGGTGTAGGTGCTACCCTTACTAATGCAGGCACACAAGCAGCACTTGTTATTGATGGCATTACAATGGTTGTCGATGACCGTGTTCTTATTTATGAACAAACTGATGCAACACAAAACGGTGTTTATGTAGTTACTGATATAGGTTCAGGTTCTACTAATTGGGTGTTGACTCGTTCTTCTGATACGGACACATCTGGCAACCAAGACGATTCTTCATTAGACGAAGGTTCTTACTTCTTTGTAGAAGAAGGCGATACAGGCGCAGGTGAGTCTTATGTATGTAGCACTGTAGGGACAATTACATTTGGAACTACTGAAATTAATTTTGTACAGTTTAGTTCTGCTATTACTTATACAGCAGGCACAGGTATTAATATTAATGCTAGTCGTGTTATCTCTACATCAGGTGTGGCTACGGCAGCACAGTTAGCTGCTCTTAGTGCAACTATGGCTACAAGCATTGACAATAGTAACTCAGCCATTACTTCTGTTAATACTAGAATTAACTCTGTATCTGTATTAGCAGAAACTAAAGCCAGTGCTGCAACTTCTGCCACATTAGAAACTAGAATTAACTCTGTATCTGTATTAGCAGAAACTAAAGCTAGTGCATCAACATCTGCTAATTTAGAAACTAGAATTAACTCTGTATCTGTTCTTGCGGAAACTAAAGCAAGCGCTGCTACATCTGCTAACTTAGAAACTAGAATTAATACAGTAAGCTCTACAATGGCTACAAGCATTGGCAATAGTAACACAGCAATTGCTACGTTGTCAGCTACACTAGCTACAAGTATTAGTAATTATCTTCCTCTTGCTGGCGGCACAGTGACTGGCGACATATCATTCGGCGACAACGACAAAGCCATCTTTGGTGCTGGCACTGACTTGCAGATTTATCACGATGGGTCGAACAGTGCTATTCAAAATTCAACTGGTGAATTGTTTGTATATGGCGGCGGCGACCAGATTAGAATTAGAGCCGAAAACGGTGAGGAAAGTATTGTTGCGAACCCTAATGGTTCTGTAGATTTATACCACGACAACTCCGCAAAATTAACCACCACCTCCACAGGCATCGAAGTAACGGGCAATGTAGTATCCGAAGTCGCAATCAATACACAGACTGGCACTACATACACAACAGTTCTTGCTGACCAGTCCAAGCTGGTGACGCTTAACAACGCCTCTGCTATTACCTTAACCTTGCCTGCTAATTCAGCTGTAGCTTATCCTGTCGGCACGAAGATTGACATCGCTGAGCTAGGAGTAGGGCAAGTGACTGTTGTTGGTGCTGGCGGTGTTACAGTAAACGGCACACCAACACTAAAACTAAGAGCGCAATATTCAGCAGCAACGTGTATTAAAATCGCAACTGATACTTGGTTATTGGTTGGTGACTTAGCGGAATCTTAAAATGTCAACGCTTGGTATTATAGCCTCGTCACATAAATTTTCAGGAGGAGGTAGGGTTACAATTAACTTAACTATTGCTGCTGATACTAATAATTACAATATACAATCTAATAGAGGCGCTCCATATGATGCTGGGAATACAGATGTAACTCTTACAATTAACTCTGGTGTTGCTGTTGGTTCTACCTCTACGGGAACCTATGCTTTAGAAACGGGTTCTTCTTGGACAACTGGCGATACTATTACTATTGTTAACAACGGAACTGTAAAAGGCTGTGGAGGTAGCGGCGGTGCTGGTGGCGATACTGAGTATAATGTAAATGCTGATGATGGGGCAAATGGTGGTGATGGAGGAAACGCCTTTAGAGCGCAGTTTGCTTGTACGTTTACTAATAACGGTTCTGTTTATGGTGGCGGCGGCGGCGGCGGTGGCGGTGGCAGTAACTATAGAACTTCAACATCTAAAGCTGGTATCACCGACGTAACTGTTGATGCTGGATGCGGCGGTGGCGGAGGCGCAGGAATACTCGGCGGTGGTGGTGGTGCAGGTGGAACTGCTTTACCTGACCCGCCGCCTATTTTTTATACTGTTAGACAAGGCGTTGATGGAGACGATGGAACAGCTACGGCTGCTGGTGCTGGAGGGGTCGGTGTGGGAAGTCAAAGTAGTGGTGGTGCAGGTGGCGGATTAGGAGCAGATGGTGTAAACGGAGTTGCTGGCTCAACAGGTGGTTCTGCATCGCCTGCTGATGCTGGTGCAGCAGGTTCTGGAGGTACTCGTGGGTTCTATCAAGTGGGTTCAAGTTTAATTAATAGCGGCTCTGGAATTGGTGGAGTTGTTGGCGGCAGAACTTCTTAGTTGACATAAATAGAAATAAAGGTTATAATAGAAAAATGAATTATAAAATACACATATCAGGATATGTTTCAAAGACAAACCAACTGCTTGTTTCTTTTTCGTCTGATGAAACAAAACATGATGCAAAGGATTATCAGTCTTTGGCTTTTGATTTGTCACGTTTTAATGGTCAAGATATGCCAGACGTATTAAAACAAATTGCAAGACAGGCTCCAAA